GGTATGCTACAGTAGGCGGAACAAGTACCGGTAGTGGTCTAGTAACTCTTAGCTCAACTCCTCCAACAACTACTCCAGCAGACGGCACATTGTGGTACAATACCAGCTTGTCAGATTTTGATATTCTAATCCATAACGGTAGCAAATGGTGTGGTTATTTGACAACAGAAGCCAAGGCAATTCTAAATCCAACAGGATTAGGCAGTGGAACTACAGATGCTAACGGTCCTATCATTAGTGCAACACAGCCTAAGAAACAAAGCGATGGTGCAAGCGCACTAGCCAATGGCGACTTGTGGATTGACACTAGCAACGTAGAAGATTTTCCAAAGATCAGCAAGTATGATTTCTTGAATAAGAAATGGGTTGCAATCGATGTAACGGACCAGACAAGTAGCAATGGTATTGTGTTTGGTGATGCACGTTGGAATGACAACAGTGCAAATAATACAACACAAACTGGCGCAGGATCTCCAGCTAGCATCACTTCATTGTTAGCAAGCAACTATGTGTCATTTGATGCTCCAGACCCAGCACTATATCCAAAAGGTATATTGTTATGGAACCTACGTCGTTCAGGTTATAACGTTAAGAAATATCATGTAGGTTATACAGATACAACTGGAACAAACCCACGTTTAAGTGGCGCGGCTCAGACAAACTACTATCCAGACAGCTGGGTATCAGCTGCCGCAAATGATGTCAAGGGCGTTGCTCAATTAGGACGCAAGGCTCAACGTGCAGTTGTGTTACAAGAATTGCAATCTTCAATTCAAAGCAACACAGGCATGCGTCAACCAGATACAGTTATCTATAACTTGTTAGCTTGCCCAGGATATACAGAAACATTCAGTTCATTGATTGGATTGAACACAGACAATGGCTTGTCAGCATTTATCGTTATGGATCCTCCAGCACGTTTAGCACCAGATGCTACAACATTAAGCAACTGGGGTAATAATACAGGTGGTGCGGCAATTGACGGTGAAGACGGTCTAATAGCTACAAACAGCTATGCGGCAATTTACTATCCATGGGCTTACACACAAGACTTGATGGGTAACAATGTTGTTGTTCCTCCAAGCCACATTATGTTGCGTACAATCGCTCTAAGCGACAACGTTTCTTATCCATGGTTTGCACCAGCTGGTGTACGTCGTGGCGGAGTAACAAACGCTAGTTCAGTTGGTTATGTAAACGCAGAAACTGGTGAATTTAATACAGTTGCACTAAACTTAGGACAACGTGACGTACTAGCAGGAATCCATGTAAACCCAATTACATATCTTGCAGGAACAGGTCTAGTTGTATACGGACAAAAAACACGTCAATTAGTTGCAAGTAGTCTAGATCGCGTTAACGTAGCACGTCTAGTAATTTACTTGCGTTACCAATTGAATCAAATTGCAAAACCTTACATATTTGAGCCAAACGATCAGCTTACACGTAATCAAATCAAGAAACAAATCGAAGCTTTGATGCTTGAGTTAACAGCGCAACGTGCTTTATATGACTTTATTGTTGTGTGCGATACAAGCAATAATACGCCTGCTCGCATAGATCGTTCGGAACTATGGGTTGATGTTGCTATCGAACCAGTGAAGGCCGTGGAATTCATCTACATTCCAATGCGATTAGAAAACACAGGCGCAATCAAAGGCCTATAATTAACGGAGCATAACAAATGGCAATTTCATCATTATCAAACTTTTCTATTCCAGTAGCAGGTGCTAACCAAGCCTTGCTAATGCCGAAATTAAAGTATAGATTTAGAATTATTTTTACAAACTTTGGTTCAAATAAAGGTGCGATCACTGAATTAACTAAACAAGTGGCTGAAGCCGCTCGTCCAAGCGTTAAGTTTGCAGATCAAAAGATCGAACTGTATAACAGCGTAATCCACTATGCAGGAAAACCAGCATGGGATCCTATTTCAGTTAAATTGCGTGACGATGTTACTAACTCTGTTACTAAATTAGTTGGCGAACAGAATCAGAAACAATTTGACTTCTTTGAACAAAGTTCAGCCGCAACAGCCGGTGACTATAAGTTTACAATGCGTATTGAAATGCTAGACGGTGGTAACGGCGGAGCATCAATACAAGTATTGGAAGCATGGGAATGTTATGGTTGCTATCTAGTAAGCACAAACTATCAAGATTTAAAATACAGCGATCAAGGTGCCGCAATGATTGACCTAAGTATTCAATTTGATAATTGCGCACAGTTTGACTTCGGTGACGAAGCTGGTACTAAAGAGATTGGTGTTGGTGCTCAAGCATCAAGCCAGCCTAGAGCAACAGCTGGCGGTGGTACTGTAGTAGCATCTCCTAAGAACTAATATAATGAAACCCATTTCGATGGGTTTTATTATAGAGATTCATTAAATGCGTAGTTTATTATTTCGATAAATATTAGTATGGCATTTACACCCAACAACTATCTTAGAAACCCATCCGACACACTCTTGCGTGATCAACGCCACGCGAGTGAATTGTTTACCCAACAACAATTTAGGTTGGCTCCTAAACAAAAGTTTTTATTCCATGTAGCATTTGGTATTAATCAGAAAACTTTAAAAAATCCTCGCATTGTAAATGCACACGGAAAAGAAATCAACATGCTAGTCAAGGCAGTAGATTTGCCAAGTTTTACTGTGCAAACCGAAATGCTAAATCAATATAACAGAAAAAAAGTAGTACAAAATCAACACAAACCAGGCGATATCAGTATCAAGTTCCATGATGATAACATGGGATTAATTAATCATCTGTGGCAAAACTACTATAGTTACTACTATGCGGATTCTTCTACAGCCACTATACCAGGAGCATATTCTCGTAATGCAACCAAGGCATTTAGTTCTATACCAGCAACATATGGATTTGATGCAGGTAGTACTGTGCCGTTTTTCGACTACATTAAAATATATCAAATGGCTCGACATGAGTTTGTTTGTTATCAGTTGTGGAATCCGTTGATAACCAGTTTCAACCATAACAAATTAAGTTACAGCGATCAAGGTATTAATGACTTTGACATGAAAGTTCAATGTGAAGCAGTTAGCTATAGCGTTGGTTCAGTCGATTCGGATAGCCCAGAGGGCTTTGGAGTAGAGCATTATGACCTACATCCTAGTCCATTGACAGCCAGCGGAAATATGGCGCAAACTGAAGGCGGAGCAAGTTTTGTTAATTCTTTAGACAGTACAGGACTTGCCGCCGGAGCATTATCGGCCGCACTTGCACAGGTAAACACTTATCAAAATAGTCAAGAATCGTCATCACCTCTTGGAAATGCGGCAGGATTTTTAGGAGCGGCAGCGGGCGTTGCTGGAGTAATTGGAATAGGAGCTAACCTATTAGATAAATTCAGCGACTCAGCAGGCGGATTGAGCGATTTTAGTTTCCCAGGAGCAAGCGATATCGGCGACGCACTATCTTCAGCAGGCAGTGCAATATCAGATGCCGCTAGCGGAATTGGAAATGCTATCAAAGGATTATTTTAATAATGTCAGCTTCTAACATACCAGTAACACAACTAAACAATGCAACACTTGTTAAAACATTTTTTGACAATTTGACAAAGACTCCTATGAGTTTTCCAGCAGGACAAATCGATGCAGTCGTCGCATTTTTTGTCAAAAGAGGATTTGACAAGACAGGAGCTGGGTCGGTGGCCATTGTGCTATTGAAACAAGCCCGTACAGAAAATGTCAATGTTTTTACATTGTTAGACACTCTCAAAGGTCTTACAGATGTTCAGCTGAGTCAAGTGGTCGCGCAAGTATTAAACGCTAGTAGAGACAGAACTAGCTTGTTAGGTTATAGAAAATCTCCTACTACAAATACTTACGAAAGCAGAAACATATTAATCTAATATGGCTAAATTCGCTCGCGGAAAGTTTGTTATGAAGCACCCTGAAAAGTATGTAGGTACAAAGGTTCCTACATATCGTAGCAGTTGGGAGTGGACATTTATGAACTTTTGCGACAACAATAAAAGTGTTCAAAAATGGGCAAGCGAAGCCATACAGATACCCTATAGGGATCCGCTAACTGAACGTCAAACAGTTTATGTTCCTGATTTCTTTATTCAATATGTAGATAAACGTAATCGTGTAATTACAGAACTTATTGAAATTAAACCTGCTAGTCAAACTATCTTAGAACGTGTGGGCAAGAACAAGTACAATCAAGCACAGTTTGTTAAAAATCAAGCCAAATGGACTGCGGCCAATCACTGGTGCCGACAACAGGGTATAAAGTTCAGAATACTGAACGAAAATGATATATTCAGCCAAGTATAAGCATAAGTAATTGTATGACTAAAAAACTTGAAGAAATCCTAAATCTTCCTGAAAGTAAAAAAATTATTAAACAGGAAGAAAAAGAACAACGCAAAGCAGAAGTTGCTCAACCGTTTATTCGCGACATAAGCGAATATGACAAGATTAGTGCCGCCCTTCCGCAAGTCACAGGACTAGGTGATGTAGGAGATGCAGAGCTAGACGAGCTAGCACAAAAAGCCAAGGATGCCTATGAAGACATCATGGATTTGGGCATGAATGTAGAAGCACGTTATAGCGGACGACTATTTGAAGTTGCGGCCAGTATGCTTGGTCATGCGATTCAGGCTAAAAGCGCCAAACTAGATAAAAAACTTAAGATGATTGATCTACAGCTAAAAAAACAAAAACTAGATCAAGATTCTGCTAATTCTGATGAAGGTATTAATATCACGGGCGAAGGCGTGATTATTACAGATCGCAATAGCCTGCTAGAAAAACTCAAGCAAATGAAATAAATACAATACTGGAATAATCATATGAAATCATTTAAAGAATACTTAACAGAAAGCAAAAAGGTCTACGAATTCAAGGTCAAAATTGCTGGCGATTGCCCAAAAGATTGTGTCGATCAGATGAAGCTGGCATTTGCCCAATTCCATGTTCAAAGTTGCAGTGCAGGCAAAAGCACACCAATACAAGAGCGCCAATCGGAATTTCCAGAACATAAAAATGTTGGAATGACTATTTTTGATGTATGCACTACCTATCCAGCGACTACATTACAAATACGTGACATGGTTGCAGAACGCTGTGGTATTGCGCAGGCAAATATAAAAGTTAGAAATCTTGCAGAAGAAAAAGAATATGAACTTAACCATGCTAACGACAAACGTAGTGGTAAGGCCGTGATAGGTACAGAATTTGAGTCAAGCGACAACCAAGACCTAGTGGGTGAAGAATACAAGATGAATTTCTTGAAAGAGTTAGGTAAAAATAAACAAGAAGGCACACAAGTCAAAGGTTTTAATGATGAAATTTTAGCATCAGTTACTCCTAAACATGTCAAGGAAAAACCTGGTAAGCCAGCGGAAATAAAAACAAAGTTTCAAAATATTTTCACTAAACAGGTTAAAGTGCCTAGTGTAAAAGGAGTAAAATAATGAATTTACAAGACCTAATGACAAAATTGCGTAACATTGAGGAAGGAAAAACCGAAAAGTTT